CCTCGGACTGAATCTGCTCACAGTCGGCCCGGAGGTATACCGGCTCGCTGGGCATGATCGTCGACTTAACGCGCAGGTTATCGCCGTCGTCGAGGGCGACGAGCAGGTCGCCGCGGCGCACGCCGGCGTCCGGCCGCATGTGCACGATGACCGAAAACGACGCGCCGGCCTGCTGTGCTTCGAGCTGCTCGACGCTGGCGGGCTGTGAGACCTTGGCACGGATGATGCCCTGGTCGACGCCCGTGACGGTTGATCCGCCCTGGTCGTCGCCGGCCGTCGTCGGCCGCATCACCCGGAAGCTGCGGTTCAGCTCATGCCACCCGATCGGGATCACTCCGCGATCACCGCGGCCCACGGGTCGACGTAGTCGGCCGAGTACGGGCTCGTCAGCGTGACGGCGACGAACGATCCGCCGCCGGCCGCCTTTCGTACCGCCTTCTCCTCGGCCTCGGTGAGGTACACGGCCTCGCCGCCCTCGCGGCCCGCCCGGTCGTACGCCTTGCTGCTGTCACCGATGGTGCGCTGCGACAGGGCGAACGGGTTTTCGAACGCGCGGAGGGCCGCGGACACGCAGATGCGGGCGACCCGGCGAGGAACCGCGTCGAGCGCGTTGGTGTTGGCGACGAGCCACGTCATCCCGGCGACGTCGCGGATCAGCTCGCTTGCGTCATCGAGCAGGTCTTCGGCTCGCTCCGCCTCGGTCTCTTCCGGGGTGTACCCGAGGCGGCGCGTGAACAGCTCGAAGCTGGCGAGGGGCGGGACCTCGTCGTCGAGGTCGCCGACGTAGAAGCGTCCAGATTCGACGTCGTCGACGCCACCGGTCACGGTCCACTCGAAGCCGTACCGGCCGAGCTGTGCGGCCTCGGCCGCCGGGACAGTGACGTCGAGGATGCCGGTCCCGCCGGACTGTGGCACGCCGGCGTACGTGGTCGCGTCCGGCTTGGTCAGTAGCAACGTCCCCGTGACGGCGATGGGCGCGCCGGTAGTGGCGTCGGTCGCGGTGTAGCGCAGAGCGATCGGGTCGCCCGGGTCATATCGCCGCATCGTCTCTCCCCTACCTCGCGACCTGCGTGCTTGTCACGATACGTGGCTGACGACGCCTGCTCGTGAGCCACGGGCCCGGGGCGCCTCCCGCGATGTACTGCCCGGCAGTCACGACCAGCGAGCCGGTACCGGTCGTAGGCCGGCGCGTGGCGATGGATGCGCCGGCCGTGGCCGCCAGCGTGCCCGCGCCGGTCGAAACCCGTCGGGTGGCAACAGCGGCCCTCACCGTGGATTCGAGGGCTGCTGTGCCGATCGTGGCCCGTCGGGTCGCGATGGCTGCCGAGGCCGCCAGCGTAACCGTGGCCGTACCGGTAGACGTGTGCTCTTCCGGCGGGATGTCGCTGGCTGCGGTGTATACCGGGCCGACGAAGTACTTACCCCCGCTGAACGTGCTCGCTGGGTAGTTGGAAGTTCCGGCGCCGAACGTCCCGTTTGCAATCGTGCCGACCCCGGGAACCGTCGTCCCCGTCTGCGGCGCGGAGATGTCCCCGGTCGTCATACCGGCCGCGCTGAACCCGCCCGAGGTCGCCGCATAGCGGCCCTCGGACGTGCGCAGGCCTATTCGGTACGCCTTGCCGGCCTGAACCGGGAAGGGGCTCGGCGAGAACAGGAACTCTTGGAATCCGGGGACCGGCGAGGGCATCGCAACCGTGCCGATGAGCGTTCCAGTCCCAGAATCGGCCGGCGAGTCGTCCGCCGTGACTTCCCATGCGGCACCCGAGAACGTGCCCGAGATGGTGCTCGGGCCGTAGATCTGGATACCGTCGAGCGTCCCATCCTCGGCGAACGTGACCGTGGTCGCCACCGTCACCGGTACGCCCTCGGCCGCGTTCAGGATGCCGGGAGTCTCGTTCGTGAACAGCGTCTGCGAGGCCACCAGGGGCCCGCTTAGCTAGCGTTCGCGTCGAGCGTCGGAGTGTGCAGCAGGCTACCGGCATTGGTGAAGGTCTCGGTTCCGCCCGCGAGCGCGAACCCGCCCTTGAACGTCCCGCCGGAAACCGCGGACCACAACCCCCAATGGGTGACGGCCGTCGCCGCGGGGATGGGAATCGTGACCTGCGAGCCGATGCGCTCGCCGGCCGAGGCCGACCCCCATGTGGTCTGCTGCCGCGCGTATGAGCCTCCCACGACCTCGCTCGTCCCGCCGGTGCTCGGGTCCGCGGTGTGCGCTGAGATGTACGTGGCGGCCGCGGCGACGCCGTTCACCGCGTCATTCAAGCCGCTGCTGTTGAACGTCACTCCGGCCTACCTCTCGGAAATCGCACACCATTGGCTCTTCGCCGGCGACCTCCGTCATGTACGGGTGGTCGCCGTTCAGCAATCGATCCTCGGCTGAGACCCGCAAGGCTTCAAGGGCCCTACGGGTCTCAACGTCGGCTTGTTCAGGTCGCGTCACGAACCCGCGACGATTTTCACGGCTCGCATGAGCGACTTGGTGCTCGCCGGGTTGGTCGGCGCGTCCGGGTCGAGCACGGTTGCCGTGCCCACCCACGTGTTGACCAGGGACCGGTCGGTGGTGTTGGTGTAGTCGTAGTCCGAGAGCCACCGGACCGACAGGCCGTCGTAGTACCCGGCAGAGCCGGCCGCGCCGCCGGCCGTGCGGATGCTGGCCGCGCTCGCGCCGCGGGGCACGAGCGGCGCGCGGGTCGCGAGGACGAACGCCGTCCGGTGGTAGGCGTACGCGGCGTCCGCGTCGATCGACGGCGAGTAAACGACGGTGAAGTCGGCGATCTTGCCGATGGTCCGGTCGCGCAGCGCGCCGGTTGCCTCGGTGCCGACCGAGTCCCACCGGGAGAACCGGTCGGACGTGACGATCTGCTCTTTCACGTCCGCGCCCACGAGCAGGGTCCGCTCGGTCACGGGCACATTGTTGAGGTCGAGCAGCTTCGCGGCCCGGGCGGCGACGAGGAACCAATCGGTGTCGCCGGACACGACGAATTCGGCGTCGGTCGGGTCGAGGGTCATGCCGACCGGGTAGGCCGCCGCCTCGATCTCGTCAACGATCTCGTCCTCAACACCCTCGGCGACAGCCTTGATCTGCGGGTTGAGAATCTGCGCGCCGAAGTCCGCGATGTCGAGCGTCAGCTCTTCATCGGTGATCGGGGCGCCGTTGTAAACGTCGGTGGTGAGCTGCACGGGCTGGGAGAACTCAACCGACACGTCGTTGACGATGGCGGTACCGGCGCGGAGGGTCCGCTTACGAGCGGTCCGGCGCGCGGGGATGCGCATGTTCACGGTGTCGCTCAGGGCGCCGGTGAACTCTCCCGGGTTGACCGCGTCCGTCCAAACGGTGCGAGCGACGACCAGCTCGCGGTACAGCAGGCCGATCGCCTGCGCGGCGATGACCGACGGCTTCAGGAACGTGTTTGCCACGTCAGAGTCCCTTTCTGTAGCGGTCGGTTACGCCGTACCGCCTCGGTGGATTAACCGCGCCTCGTGACGAGGGCGGCGAGCTTCATCGGGTCGGTTTCCTCGGGCGTTCCGGGGGTGTGCGGGCTGCCGGATCGGAGGGTCTCGCGCGGACGGGTGCCGCGCCGCGGGGCTGTCCGGGGGGCCGGCGCCTCGTCAACCTCTTCGATCTCGACCTCGCCGGCCTCATCCTCGGGCACGTCGTTGTCTGCCGTCTCTCCCTCAGCAGCCCTGCTGGTCGACTTGCCCGACTTCGGATTCGGCTTCAGGCCGAGATCTTCCATCGTGTCCCGGCCGTCCGTGAGCAGCTCGGCTTTCGTGCTCCCGGAAAGCTTGCCGGCGAGCCGGAGCGAGATGCCCAACTCGTCGGCGACCTCACGGACGAGCGCGGAACGCTCGGCCTGTGCGGCGCGCTTCTCGGTTACAGCGAGCTTTTCCTCGATGCGGTCGAGCTGTGACTTACTCCTGTCGGCCTCGCTCGCCCTGCTCTTCAGGTCGTCGAGATCGCCATACTCGGCGAGGGCCGCGGCTACTTTCTCTTTCACCTGCGCGTTGACGATCTTCGCCATTTGCGCGCGGGTGAACGTCGGTTCAGCCTTGACGTCCTCGTCAGTTTCGGTGCTCATGCTGGGTCGCCCCCATCGGTACCGCCGGCAACGGCGTCGGTTTTCTGGCCCGACGATGGCGAGCCGCTGGCAAGCCATCGTCGGTAGTTGTTCAGGGCATCATTCGATGTCCCTTGCGACATTGTGCCACTACTTCGCGCCCATTCCTGCGCGGCCTTGAACTCGCCCCTGTAGCCAACCTGCTGCCGACGGACGCCGGACGGCGTAGGCGTACCGCGGTAAACGACCTCCGGGACACATCCACAATGATCGTGCGGGCGGAAATCGGCAGATTTGTCACTCTTGTAAACCGGGCCCCGGGCGGCGAGGGACCGGCAGAACGCGCACGGGTCGCCGGATGTGACCCGGGACCACCCCAGAGCGACCGGGTCGCCGTTCGCCGAGGCGATGGTCGTCATGCGGCCGCCGGCGAGCACGTGTTTGGACAGCGTGCCCACCGCCCGGACGAGGCCGTTCCGGCTCGCCAGTTCGACGCTCATTCCCGCGCGCCGGCCGTCGATGATGCCCTTCAGGGCCGCGCCGCGGATGTCTCCGGCGATGGCCTCGATAGGTCCGGGCCGCGCGATCACGGGGGCGGCCGCTCCAGCGACCCCCTCGGCGACCCGGAAGAGTTCGAAGTAACGGCCGGCGAGCACGGCGGACTGCCCGAATCCCTGTGACGCGAGCAGGGCCGCGGCTTGCACGAATGCGTCGATCGTCTCGGCGAGCCGTGTCGGATCGACGGCTTTCCAGAGCGCGAGCAGGCCTTGCACGCTGCGCGCCTGTACCGCGAGCTGCTGCGCGCGGTATGCGGTCGTGAGTGCGGCGCCGGCCGGCGTGACGGCCATCAGGCAGCGACCCCCCGGGGCAGAATGAGGCCGGAACCGGTCCGGGTCTCGCCACCGGGCGCCGGCGCCGCTCCGGGCGCGGCCTGCTGCGTGAGCAGCTTGTTGAGCTGCCCCATTGAGTCGCCCTCTGCCTGCCGCTCGCGCCACCTGGTGACATCCTGCCGCGTGACGCCGGGAATGCGGTCCCAGAGCATCTCAGGGGGCACGCCGAGCATCTGCGCGACCTTGCCGAGGCCGTCGACGATGGCGCCGAACGCGCGCGCGCTGGTGTCGCGCCAGACGACCTCGATGTCGCTGGGCACCTCGACGCCGGACAGATCGCCAATGACCTGCGCGAGCAACTCGTGCGACTCGCCCAGCGACGTCTTGACCAACTCGACCTTACGGTCCCGTCCGGCCTCGGCCGCGGCGAGCGCTTCGGCTGACAGGTTGACCAGCTCGCCGATGAGTTCATGAACGGGGGTCTGCGACAAGGTGGCCGCGTACTTCAGGACCGCTTCACGGGACCGCAGGAACCCGTCGAGAGTGGTCTCGCCGAACTCGCCGAGCTTGATCTCGTCCGGGTGCTCGTCGAACGTCCACAGTTGCGAGGCGCCGGCCGCCATTTTCTGAGTGCGATTCTCCGGCGTCCATCCGACCACCCAACGCTGCCGGAACGCCGAATACCACTCGGCAGACTTCAGGGCAAAAGACGAGATATCGGTCTGATCCTGAAGTGCCATGAGCGGGGCGACCTCGCCGGCGGTCATGACCGCCACGGTGGCGTTGGGCCCACCGTTGAGGCCGTTGTTCCGGATGGGCTCGTCGTCCGAATCGAGATCCTCGTGAGCGAGGTACTTCACGATGGGGACGTACGAGAGCGGAATCTGTGCCGTGCGCAGCACGGCGAAGCGCTTCTCTTTCGGGTCGTACCCGAGCGTGTAGACACCGACATCGCCGGAGTCGTCGACGGCGTACAGCCGGTAGCGGTTCCCGGGGCCCTTGCGCCACTCGATCGCCATCACGGGATAGTCCGGCGAGTCGTCGTCATACAGCGCATGCATACGGCGCGGCGACATCGGGCGCACGACCGGAGTGGGCTCGCCCGGGGTCGCCACCATGTAGCCGAGGCCGTATTGGAAGACGGCCCGGTACAAGCCACCCTGCCCGCGGTCGAGCCGGTTTCCCTGCCATGCCTGCCAGATCGGCGTGAGCGTGTCATCAGGGTTGACCGGAGCGAGGCCGGCGTCGTCCGGAGCGGGCTCGGGTTTCGCTGAGTCGGACATCCGTAGGTTGTCGACGTACAGCGATTCGACCAGCGAGTTTACGACGATCGCGATCAAGTTGATCCGGGCCGTACGCGCGAGTTCACGGACCTCGGCCGGCGCATCCCGCGGAACGACAAGCGGTAGCGCCTGCTGTCCGGTCGCGTACTGCCGGAGCACGTCGAAATCCTGCCGCTCGGAATCGAGATTCCCCCGCAAATGGCTCGCGGCCTCAATCGCCTGCTCTTCGGACAGCACCTAGAAAACCGCCTTTCCGCTACCTGCTCGCGCGCGGGTGCGCACCTTCCCGCTGTTGAGCACGATCCTACGACCCATTCTCGATCCGACCATGCACACCGCGAGGTCTACGTGCTTATCGCTGTCCCTGGTGACTTTCCCGAGGCTGATCCCCCACGGGTTCGGCCGGCGCTTCGCCTGGTGGGCATGGATCTTGAGACGGCCGTCACCGCACCACGTGAAAACGCTCTCTCCGGTCTGCTCGATGTCCTCGACGGTTTGCATCGCCGCGGCTGTGAAGAGCGCGTTGCGCTGCGGACCCCCGAGGGTCTTGATCCGCATGTCGAACAGCACGGAGTTACCTACGCGCGCGCCCGGGGTCGCCCAAACCTTCAGGCGCTTGTGAAAGTCCCGGTGCCACCCGTCGATGACCGGCATCCAATACAGCGCTTCGGAATCGTCTTCCCGGGCTGGCGACGGGTCGACGCCGAACCACTCGACCCGGTACGCCTCGAATGCGTGCCGGATCACACCGTCGACGTCCATCCGCGGCACGAGCCACCCCTCGCCGCGCTTGCCCCGAGGCCGCTCCCAGCAATCGATCACGAAGACGTGCCCGTCCGAGAGCCGGCACCCTACGACCGCGGTCGCGTCGCCGGACTTCGAGCAGTCCAGGAACATCGCGATCTGCGTGCGCGGCTCGATGTCGACCTTGCGCGCGAGCGCGTCGAACTTCATCGGCTCGATCCACGCGTCTTGCGCCGCCGCGAGCCCGTTTAGGTAGTACCGGATCGAGTCGGCAGGCATCGTTTCCGGGTCGAGCACCTCGTCGAAAAGGCGCTCAAGGTCCGCCCACGGGGCATCGGCGTACGCCGCGGCGAGCCCTGCCCGGAGACTCTCCGGATCAAAGATGTTGGTCGTGGGCGGCGCCTCGATGGAGTCGTACAGGATGTCAACGCGCAGGTGAGGAGTGGCGACCTGCGTTTGCCACGCGGCGAACGTGCGTTCGGCGATGGAGTCCGAGCCCTGCTGATGCGCGTTGGTCCCGTCGAGCGTGCGCGCCTGTAGCGTCGCCGGCGACTTGCCAACGTTGCGTCGCGCAACTTTCGCGACCCGGTGCCCCCCGCTGGACTCGGTCATGTGGTGCGTTTCGTTCAGGAAGATAAACGTCGCGGGGTCGCCCTCAGCCGTGGCCTCGGACGCCGTAAGCACTTCGAGCCGGCCGCCTCTCCCCTTGATGACGGTTCGCGTCTCGCCGCAATCGAGGTCGTAGTACGCCCGCGCGTCACGGGACCACATGCCGTTGGCGACGCGTAGGACATCCTTGCTCTGCGCCTCGGAGTTAGACGCGATCTGCACGAGCGGCAACCCGTGCACGTCGCCATACCAGCGACCCTCGCGCGCGTCCCAGTAGAGCTGAGTGGGGCCGACCAGCTCGGCGTTGCAGACGGACCCGCCGAACGGGTCTTTCCCGGTCCCCTTCGCGCCCCGCTTGGCGCCGCGGCGGTAGATGAAGCGGCCGGTATCGGGGTCGTAGGCGTACCAAAGGATCAGGAAGCGTTTCTGTCCCGCGGTATACGACCACTGCTCGCCGGTCTGGTAGTTGACCAGCCCCGGGCCGTCGCCGCGGCCCTCCGCCCAATCGATCACGCCCGGACCGAGAGAGTTCGCGATCAGGCGCTCTTTCGCCTGCGTGTCGTCCGGCCATGGCAGCGTCAGCCATGCCGTCGTCCCATACCAGGGGTCCGGGCGGTACCCGGCGAGCATCTCATCGGGCCGACTGTCGAGGACGCCGGCCGTCACATCACGTCCCCTGCCCATACCCATGCCGGACGCGCGCCCTGTGTCCGCGGGTTGCAGACGTAGGTCTTCCCGTCCCGGGAGTACGGCGCGACCCATCCCGGGACCGGGTCGTCGGACCGTAGCTTGGCGCCGGCCGCGGCCGCGGCGAGCAGGGCGCGCGCCTGCGCAGACTTGCGGGGCACGCGACCCTCGCGGCTCCATACCTCGCGCTCACGGGCCCGCGGCTCGTGATGATGCCACCTCATCGGGGTAACGCCTCGATGGCGAACTCGCCGCGGTCCGCGCCGGCGAGGAACTCGCGCCATTCCGCCTCGGTAAAGAACAGCATCGTCCCGTTGGGGAACCGCGAGTTCCGCACGGCGACGCCGTGCACCGTGGCGGCGACCTCGACACAGTTGTTACCACCGTTGCCGTTGCTGCTGCTCGACTTAACCCACATCACAGGTCCCGAAAATCGTCGAGCCGCTTCACGTTCTCCGGCAGAGTGCTGGCGTCCGGCGTCTTCGGCTCGACGTAGCGGATACGCAGGTCGCGCCGGTAGTCCGCAGTCATGCCGATCTGCTTCGCGATGGCGAGTAGCTGCCCACCGGTGTAACCACGCCACGCCTCCATGGTCCGCGCGTGGATCTCGGCGCCGTCCATCGCCAGGGTCCAGTCGGCGTCAGTCCAGAGCTTCGCGTGCGGCATGCGGGAGACCGCTCGCCACCACCCGCGGGTCGCCTCGGGGTAGTCCTCGGAGTTGGCGGCGCCAACGGCCATCACGGACACGCCACCGGTCTGCCGCTTGCGCAGCTCGGGTGCGCCCTCGAAAGGCACGTTCTCGACTTCGGTCCACTCGTGTGTCGGCGTGTTCCGATGCACGATCTGGGACCGGTCATTCTTCGGCTTCGGTCCGGCAACTGGCATGTCGTGATCCTCTCTCCCGATGCGATCCTAGCAGGTACCTAGTAGCTGTGGGTAACCGTGACTCTCCGTAGTTTGGTGACAGAGAGTGATTCGGACATATATGGCACTAACGGGCAAAGTTGTGTACGGCCTGGCAGACGCT